TGCCATACCGCCCATTGGCCCACCAAGAGCAGTACCTATTGTTGGTGCCACAGCACCTATTACGCCTTTTAATAATTCTTTCATGGGTTAATTTGTAAGTTGCATTTTCAGAACGTCAACTTTTGTAGGTGTATATTTCTATCTTTTCTTCCTTACCTTTTACGTTTATTTCGTCCACATAATGGAAAGTCATACCTTCTACTGTTCTTATGGTTTCATAAGGGAATAGGGTATCTGCGTCATAGTTCCTGGTCTGTCCTTCTAACCTGGCTCCCAGGTTAACGGCATCACCTATAACTGATAGATCCATCCTTAGTTCAGATCCCATGTTGCCTACAATACAGGTGCCTGTGCTAATACCTGTTCCTACTTTTATTTCTGGTAGACCTAATTCAACAAATTGATCTGCCACTTTCTTAGCTTCTATTTCTATAGCTTTACCTGCTAACAAGGCCTGCTTTCTGTGTTCCTCACATGGGATGGGATAGTTCCACCAAGCCATGATGCAATCGCCCATGTACTTATCTATGGTGGCCCCATGATCCAGTAAGATCTTAGTCATTTGATCTAAGAAATCGTTAATCAATTTAACTAATCCTTCTGGATCATTAGCCTTTTTAAACGCTTCACTTATTGGAGTGAACCCCACTATGTCCATAAAAAGAAAAGTCATTTCTTTACGCTCACCGCCTAGCTTCATAAGGCTTGGATCTTCAACAATCATATCCACATATTCTGGCGACATATAGGTACTAAATTGACCTTTTATTTGTTCTCTTAACTTCCATTGCTCTCTGAAGCGCAAGTAATACGACACGCTTCCTATAATGAATGAAGATATTAAAGACCAGGTAACATCTAATAAAATGCCTATCTTTATAAACCAGTACCCACTTCCTGCAAGCGCAAAAAGGCTTAAAGTGGTTAATACTAGACCAAGGCTCATACTTAGTTTGTTCGTTAGAAGCCAAATACAGGATACAAAAACAAGCAAAATAAGTATTTCTGCCCCTAAATGCCATTCTGGGATCCTGGGCGAATCCTGGATCAATATTGATTCAGCTAATGCAGCCTGTAAATGATGTGGGTTTAACAAACCATTTGGAGTGGCAATTTGCGGCATGATACCACCACCACTTGTTCCTATAATTACGTATTTATCTTTAGCTGCTTGCAAGTTGTCCAGGTTAATGATCGGCGTATCTACATAGCTAACCCATTTACGCATTAATGGATCTACAGATATAGTTGGTAATGATGGTACTCTTATCTCACCATCAATCATATTTATAATATAAGTATCATCACCTGTAAGTTGTTTTAGTATTTCAATTGCAAAACTAGGCGTAAACCCATTTGGAGATCTTAATAACAATGGTATTTGTCTAACTAAACCATCTACATCAGTTGGTGCTGACGCTATACCTTGTGCGGCTTTTTGTTTTAGTAGGTTTATGTTTTGAACTACACCCCTGGCCTGATAACCACCGCCTGTATCGTCACCGAGTACAACTGTTGCAGTAGTTGGCGGAAAAGATCCATTATCATTTTCAAACATTGCCAAAACGGATGGCCCATAACTTAACGCTTCTGCAAATGCTTCATCTCCGCCCATTCTATCTGGTTGTGGAAAAGTAAACGCCCAGGCTTGCCCAAGACTTCCAGAATTTAATAGATCTATTTGTATCTCGGCTAATCTTTGCCTGGGTAATGGCCATCCACCTTCATTGGCTATGTCTTGTTCTGTTATGTCCAGGATAACGAAATTCCCAGATGGGGGCTGTTCTTTGATGAAAGCATCAAAGGTTTTCAGCTTTAAGATCTCTATAGGGGTGAGCTGCAACAATAAAGGCAACGCCAGGATGTATAAGAGGGCAGGGAACAATAGTCTTTTCATTAGCTTCCTTGTTTGATTTTGATGGTATTAGATGAACCACCGTTAACTTTCACGATGTTTTCCACGCCATTTTGAAAAAGAATTAACGTATATGCGCTAGATCCGTCCAGATCTAACCTAAAAGTATCACCTACGGCCCTTCTTATACTTACTTGTTGACCTGTAATTAAAGTGGTTATCTGTGTTTCCTTGTCCTGGCCTATCTTTGTTCCTGCTATCTTTATACCTGTGGCAACCTGGTTTAATTGTTCATCTTCTTTAACTATGGCTAGTGCGTCTATAATCTTTAATAGATCTTCTAAAAAGTTTACATCCAGATAATTTATATCTAATTCTGTAAATTCAAGATCAGCTTCGTTGTCCAACATATCTTCTGCCAATAGATCTACGTCCAGATCAGAAAAATCTAAATAGTCTGCTGTTCCTTGCTGTGAATTTTCTTCTGTTATTTCTTCTTTATTATTTGGCGGATTAACAATAAGCATATTGTCTATCAGCTCTAATGTTATATCTAAAATGACAGGCTTAGATGGAGTGTGATTGTAAGTAACCGCAGTAGTAGCTTGATACGCTTCATTTAAGATCACCTCACCCATTGCTGTTTTTACTAATATTTCACCGCTTGGATTGCCGTATTGATCTGGGAGCAGTATCACCAAGCTAGATCCTAGTTCTGGGGTTGTAGTAATACTAAAATCTGTGCCTCTCACATACACATCACAACTAGGCGTAGATAAGCGTATTTTCTTTTTATTATTAAATTTACCTGTTACAAATCTAGCAGTACCACTAGCAAAACGTAACGCCATTTGTGATTTTTTCGGGTTAGGATCGTATATATAACTGTTTATAACTAAACGGCTATGGGGCATAACTCTTACAATAGTTTCGTCTGCAAAAGTTATACCAACTCGGCCTGCTTCTGTTTTGACGTTATCCATTTGTTGTATAGGAAAAGCCAACTCCGCCCCATAGGGTTTATCGCGTACTACCTGGGCATTGCCCCTAAGTTCGCTTATAGATCCAATATCAGCAACTTGTGCTTGTACCTTGGTCGTTTTGAATAACGCAAATGGTAGAAGCAGTAGAACCAATACTAAGTATCTTGAGCCAATCATTGTCTAATGTAGATGCCTGGGTTACGTTAAAAGTGCGGTTAGATCCTTGATGATCTAAATAGAAATAACCCCCTGCATACCCATCTCCATTGTAGTTGACGGCATTATCTGAACCGTCAATATCCATGTAGTTAGTAGCGTTATCAACGTCTATAGCAGAAACAATAGCATTGCTAGATCCATTGATTATCCAATCAAGATCTAATGTACTCGCTAGTGCCGCCGTGGCGTGATTGAGTGTAAGGCTGTTGCTGTTGCCTGTAACGTCAACATTAACATTACTTGAATCTGCTCCATAAGTATTTGTTTTATCGGTATTCATTGTGAAAGTGTTGGAATTACCATCAAATTCAAAGAAACCTGTATAGGAATCACCAACAATATCTCCTAAGAATTTATTGCTATCTCCTATCTGGTTGATGTCCAAGGTCATAGCTGTACCGTCAAGATCAAGTGCTGTCATATCACCTGCAACGGCATCTACGCCACCAATAATGTTTCCAGATCCTAGTTGTTCTAAATCCATATTTGAATTAGATGTGCCAGAACTCTGATCAACAAATATTTCGTTATCCGCACCGTATAAAGGCGTAGATAACATTATTAATAAAAGTAATTTTTTCATTCTTTTAATCTCCAATAGTTATTTTTTACACCCTCTCTAATTGTTTCCAATACGGCCTTTTCAATAGCCATTTGCAAAGCAATACTTGTAGGCTCGTTTTTTACTGCGCCGCCTTCTAGTTCTACTAATTCTGTGTTGTCTGTTATGAACCTGAATACATCGTTATCCAATGATGCGGATAAGATGGTTTTGGTCACTAAAACTTCTATTAACACTCTACCTGTGCTGACTGATACCGTTCTAAGACTAACTGTAATAATATCTTCTCTGTACGATTTAGAAACTCCGATTCCTAAATACCTTGATCCTGCGCCACCAGACGTTATGTTTGCCTGGTAACTCAAAACACCGCCTGTCATAATCATATCGCCAAATTTCAACGGCATTAGCTTTTGTTCTTCATCAAATGTTTCTCTAGTGGATCTGATCAACTGTCTTTCCTTAGTAACATTATCCAAAGCCACTCTTTCAACTACATCAAAGAAACCTGAATGTTTTAAGGCTCTTATCAAATAGGCGTGTGGTGCTTGTGTAACAGCACTTGAGAACGTGGCGTATTTAGAATTGGATCTTCTTGCACCCGTTTGATCCGTAAAACCATCCGCATAAACAGCAATAACAGGTTTTCTATCTGGCTCCAAAACATCAGCTAATTCCGTGTATAGACCTTGTAGTTGTGCGGAATCTGGCCTTCCTTTCGGTAAGTTGTTGTCCAATGGATCTATCATGTGGCTGCAACTAGAAAGTAAAACCACCAATAGGCACAATGACTTCTGTAACATTTCCGTCCTCATCTGTAATTTTTACTCGTACTTCTTCGTCTGTTATTTCGTATTCTATGGTGTTGCCGTCAAGTTCCATGGATCCACTTTTATTGGTTTCCTCACAAAATAAACTTGCTTCTACTTGCCTAGCTATGTTTGCGTAGATCCTGGAAGTTAAGTTCCGCATAAATCTA